GGGGCCGATCTTGTTCCCCGCCCAGAGGCCCCACGGGAGCTCGATCTCGACCAGCGGGATCTCGTGGAAGGTGGTCGTCCCCTCGTCCACGAGGGAGAGTGGTTCCTCCTCACGCGGCTGGTCGTCGCCCGAGAGCTTGTGGGGACCAGTCTCGAAGGTGGTCCAGCTCACCACGCCCGACTCGCGCAGCCAGACCTTGAAGCGCGCGCGGTACTCAGTGACCGGAGCGAACGGCGAGGAGCGGTCGATCTCGCGCCACTGCGTCACGACCCACTGGAGCTTGCCGTCGGAGTCCCGGTGCCAGTTGATGACCTCCTCGGCGGGGAACTCGAAGGCGTAGGCCCGGTTCAGGCCGAGGCGCTCTTCCGCGGCGCGGTTCGGGAGCTCGACAGTCGCGTCGAACTCCGGCAGGTCGACCGCGACCCAGGCGCGCCGGAGCAGCAAGGCCGTCGTGATGGCCTGCGCCAGGAGCCCGGCCGCCGGCGTGCCGCACCGGTCCGCATCCTTCGCGAACTCCTTCCAGAACACCTCGTCGGGGGGCGCTGGCGCGTTGCCGCTCTCGCCGGCGGGAACGACCTGCAGCTTCTCGTAGAAGAGCGCGCCGACGAGGTAGTCCACGATCTGCCCGAAGTAGCAGATGTAGCTGGCCTCCTTCAGGCGGTGCCGGTAGCGTTCCTCGGGCTCTCCCGGGGTGCGGTTCAGGTACTCGTCCGCGTGGTCGAGCATCTCGAACCCGCCGCGGTAGAGCAGGCGGATCTTCCGCCAGAGCTCGGCGTCGTACTCGGCGTGTGCCCGCGCGAGAGCGCCGTAGGTGAGGGCAACGGGCTCCGCCACGGTGCCTCTACCACTGGACGATGAGGCCGGCGGCCGCCCCGGTGGCGGCGCCGTTCTCGGTGGCGGCCGCAAGGCCTGTCGCTGTCGCGAGGGTTGCCCCGACGGAGACGATCTCCACGGCCGCCGCGGTGCCATGGGCCCTGCTGGTGATCTCGAGTTCTCCGGTGTCCTCAGCAGCTACCGCGACGCTGGACAGACCGAGTGCGGTTGCCACGGCAGCGTTGATGGCAGCGATGATCTGCGCCAGCGTGTAGGAGCCCGCGGCGAAGGAAACCGTCACGTCTCCGGTGTCCTTGATCGTGTCCTCGTCGAGCCGGAGAACGATCGTCTCCGCAGCAGCGAGGACCGCGGGGTAGATCCCCCCGGTGCACGTCATGACCGCTGCGATCCCGAGGGCGACCTCCGAGAAGCTCCCGATGAGGAACTGCGGGATGTTCGCCGGGAAGGGGACCTGCTGGCCGTAGCCGTCGCCGTGCTCGACCACCCACACGTTCCCGGCGGTCGTAACCACGAGGTGGTGCGCCGGTTCCGCCATGGCCCCCTCGGCGACGAGGTCCAGATCGCTAGCCAGTGTGGCGTACTGGCGCGTCTTCGTCGGCAGTTGGCGCTTGTCGTACATGGGGGAGTCTCTCAGGCGGTGGGGATGTAGCGTGTGCCGCGCCGTACCGGCTGCACCGTGGACTCGTCGTACCCAGCCGCCAGCGCGTCGACCTCGTCGTCGCGCTTATCGTTCACGCCCGTGAACGAGCAGATGACGTCGATCAGGGACTCAACCCAGGAGCCATAGTAGGGCGAGTCATCTGCGGGCAGCGCGATGCGGCCGGCGTTCCACGCGGTCGCCACCGGGATCGCACGGACGTACTTGTCGGCGGGGGCCTGAATCGCGCGGAAGTTCGGCACGCGCTGGACGATGAACTGCGCAACGCCCTTCTCGCCGCCACCGCCGGTGTACCAGCGCATCCACCCGGGTAGCTCCGACGCCATCGCCTTGAGCGTCAGGATGAACTCGGACGCGGACACCTGGGCCACGCGCGCTCCCGTCACGTAGACGGTATCGCCGAACCGCTGCATCCGAATGCACACACTGCGGTCAGACGCCGTGCTCTGCGTGTACGCCAGATCGACGCCGTAGGAGGTGATGAACGGGACGCCCTGCGGCAGCTCCGTGAATCGCGCGACGTTGCCGCCGAAGACCTCACCACCGCGGGGGCGCGGCTCTCCCTGGTACTGGGCTGCCCACTCGTAGGGGCCCATCTCCTCGCGCATCGCATCGAGCGCGTCGAGCGTGAAGCGTACCGGGGCGAGAGGCTCCCCCTGCTGACGCCCGAGCGGATCGTCCAGCTCTGCGATCGCTCGCAGGTTGATGTACTCCCAGCCCGCCTTGATCTCGCGCCCCGTCGGATCGTCGGGGTGCCACCGGGTCGCCATCATGATGGCGCTGGCGCCCATGTGGAGGCGCCGGAGCGCGACGCCATGCACTTCCCGGTGCACGTGCTCGCGAGTCGTTGCGCTCTCGGCCTCGCGCCGGTTCTTGATCAGGTCGTCTAGGATCAGCTTCCCGTCGATCGGGGCCCCCGTGAACGGTCCACCGATCCCGATGAACTTGCAACTTCCACCGCGGGGGCCGCGCAACATCGAGAGCGGACCCGAGAACTCGACGCCGACTTGCCTGCCGATCTGGCGGACGTTGTAGGCGACCTCCTCGGCGCGTTTGGCCGAGTAGGTGACGTATCCGTTCCGCCGTGGCGTTCCGAGGAGGTCCCTGGCGATCGCGTGCTCGGCAACCGCGGTCTTCCCATGCTGCGGGGGAGCGGCGAAGCACACCCGGTATTCGGCACCGGCCGCCGTCTCAAGACGGTCGACGTAGGGATCGAGCCAGGTTGGAGCGACGAGCCAAGGCGACACCCGCGGGATGAACCCGAGCAGCGGGAGCGAGGCGAGGTCAGTGGACGATGTCGCCGCCGTCCGATGCTTCCGCGCTACCTCCGCCCAAAGCGGAGACAGCGCGACCGAATGCCTCGTCATCGAGTACCCCACGGAGAGCAGCGATCACGCTGTCGATCTGCTCGGCCATCAGGTGTTGGACCTTCACCTCGGCGGCGGAGTCGAGGCCGAGCAACTTCGCGCGGCGCTCCGAGATCCGGACCAGCTGGTCGATGGCAGCCGGGTTCGGCTTGTTCGACGCTGCCAGCTTGGCGACCTGGCCCATCACGATCGTGGTCGCGTGATCCAGCCGGGCCAGCTCAAGGTCACGTTGCGCCTGGAGCGACTCGCGCCCGTGCTTCTCCATCTCGGCGGCGCCGCGCTGAACGGCCTCGAACGCGCACTTTCCGGAGCAGCCCATCCGCTCGCCGATCTGGCGGTAGGAGAGCCCCAGCATCCGGAGCTTGCAGGCCTCCTCCATCCTGGCCTTCATCCGGAGGGTGGCGGGGCTGTTTTTCTGACGGGATTTTGCCACTGCTAACAACCACTTACGGGCGGAGTGCTGAAAAGACTAGCGAAGTCGGGTACTTGGGCCCATACTAAGGCATGGCTAACGAGGCAATCCGAGTCCTATTCCGCGGTTGGGCTGCCAGGCATGGGCTTCGCCCAGTACCGTCGGCCTGGGACGGAACCGGGGTCGGATCGGTTGGGATCCGCGTCCGAAAGGGTCGCGTCTCGGTCGAGCAGATTGTCCCGATCAACCCCGCCACCTACGCAACCAAGCTCCGCGGCCTGCTGCCCTGGCAATCCGAGGAGTCCGTATCAAAGACCGGGTACGCCTATCCGCTGCTCAACGCGACCGAGTCGGAAGCGGTCGCATTTTTCTCAACCTGACCGGAGGAGCCGACCATGCAGAAAACCGAGATCAACTGGACCGAACTCACCTGGGGCACCGCCTCGGGTTGCACCAAGATCAGCGCCGGATGCAAGCACTGCTACGCCGAAGGCATCGCGGAGCAGAAGCGCGGCACCCGGGCGTTCCCGAACGGGTTTGAAATCACGCTGCGTCCGCACAAGATGAGCGAGCCCCGGCGCATCAAGGCGCCGAGCATGATCTTCACGAACAGCATGACCGACCTCTTCCACGAGCAGATCCCGGACGACTTCCGGGACGAGCAGTGCGCGGTCATGAACGAGGTCAGCCGACACCGCTACCAGGTGCTGACCAAGCGCCCCGAGAATGCGGAGCGGTTCTTCGCGACCCGGCCGGTCCCGGACTCGGTTTGGCTCGGCGTCACCGTCGAGCACGAGAAGACGCTGCACCGGATCGACACACTGCGGCGCATCGGGGCGCGCGTCCGGTTCCTGTCGATCGAACCCCTGCTCGGACCCCTCGACCTCCGTGGGAAGCTCGACGGCATCCACTGGGTGATCGTCGGCGGGGAGTCGGGCTCACATCTCATGGACGCCGATGAGTGCGCCATCCGCGGGCTCGTTCGGCGCGGTGGCCGCGGAGAGCCTGCCTGGGTCGCTCGCGAAGACCGGATGCCCTGGGTCCGTGACATCCGTGACGCCTGCGCCGAGTCCGGCGTGGCCTTCTGGTTCAAGCAGTGGGGAGGGTCGCGCGGACCGTTGGCGGGGCGCCTGCTCGACGGCGTCACCCATGACGGGATGCCGACGGTGCCCGGGGCGATGCCGGGCGGGTACGACCATGCCGAGCGCAACTCGCTGGCGCGGAAGGAAGCGTCGCGTCAGTTGCCGCTGCTGGGGTAGACCATGAGGATCCGCATCGTTGAAGGCGTGCCCTATCGGCCGTTCCTGGTGCGCTACACCGCGAACGGAACGCGCAGGCGCATGATCCGCTGGAGCCCAGGATTCCCATGGGTCCGCGAGGAGATTTGCCGGGAACTATCCTGCCGATTCGGGGTCGAGGCCATCAAGCCGGGCTCCGTGACGATCTCCAGCTACTGACCCTCGAACAGGAGCGCGGTGTAGGTCATCCGCTGGCCGCCGCGTCCAGACCCGTTTCCCTGCGCCCGGTGAATCGCCACTGGGCGCACGTGCGATCGGGATACCCAGGATGCCAGGGCAGCACGCTCGGCCTCGTCTGAGGCGACGATTCCGCTCGCTCCACGAGCGATTGACATCCCGGATGTCTTACCGCCGAATCGGGTCCTCATGCTCGACCCGTCGGTGAGCACCAGGGCGCCGCACTCTCCACTGCGCCACCCCCTCCGCGCCGCGATTACGGCCGCCGCTTTCCACGGGGATCCGTAGGCGTCAAGGTCGAAGACGTTGAACGTAGCCAGGTCGATCGATCGCAGCAGCGTCACGTTGTCACAGACGAACCTCGGCGGTCCGGTGAAGTCCCACGCGCGCTCATCGCAACCGGCGTAGTTTGCGGCCCGCTTCCAGACTGCATCGAACATCTGGCCACTTCCGCAGAAGGCGTCCAGCACCGAAGCCTCATCGACCCCGACATGCTCAAGAGCCAATTCGCGCAGCCGAACCTTTGCGGACCGTGCACCCGGCGCGTTGTCACAGGGTGCTGACGAAGACATCGACGCCCTCGCGCTCGGTCAGGTTCTCGCGAATCACCTCGAGCGCCGCCATCTGCTGCCGCAGAGGACCCGTCACGGTGACGGTGAATCGCGGCTCCAGCTCAGAGACGTCGACCTCAAACAGGTCGGTTGCCGCCGAGCTATCACCCAGCATCTTGTCGAGCTCCGCGTCGGAGAACCCGACCGGTGCCACGAGTCCGGCGTCAGCGACCGAGGCCATCACCTGCGAGAGCAGGTCTTGATCCCAGCTCGCCTTCTCGCCGAGCTTGTTGTCGGCCACGGCCAGCGCATCGCACTGCGCGTCGGTGAGCCCAGCCTTCCAGCGCACGACGACCTCGCCGGTGTCCTTCGTGCGGACCGCGTCCGGGTGCCAGTCCTCGCGCTCCCGTGCACTCTGCCGGCGCCACAGGGCAGCGAGTCTGGCCGCGGCCTTCGCCCGCGTGTGGCCGGCGATGATCCTCCGGTCCTCGGCGCGCGCCAGGATTGGGGAGCCCCAGCCGAAGGCGATGATGCTCCGGGCGACGCCATCGACCGCCTCGTCGTTCTTGCGCGGGTTGCGCGCCCAGTGCGTCAGGGACGCCAGCGGAACCCACTCGGTTTCTGGGTCGCGCGCGCAGGACGTAGCTGCCGCGGTGGCGTTGCCGACCATTGGGCCGTTACCGGCCGTTACTCGCCCTTTTCCCACCGCTACCCCACTCGACCTTGACTCGCCTGTCCCCGCACCCCGGGCACTTGAGCCGCTCCGGGACCAGGTGGACCAGCACCCCGGGGGCGCTCAGCACCCGCCGCTCGCTCGCCCCCTTGAGCTCCCCGAGCTGCCTTGGAGCCCCGCACCCTGCGCAGGAGCACCGGACCGCGAGCGACCACCCGACCACGGCGAGAGCCTACCACGTCCGGCCCTTGACTCTCCCGGCCGCCCGCCCCAAACTACCCTTACGTGACGTGCCGTGACTCTCGCCGACCTACTCCGCGCAGCCCGCGAC